CCTGCTTCGGTTCTGGTCGCCAAGATGAACTACTGTAAATCCGCTGATACTCTAACAAGTGTCGAACCTAAGGAGATTATTGGTGCTTCGCAACTTTGGGTTTACAATACTAAAACTCGTAATCTTTCTGTGTATAATGCCGTGGGTAATTCAGGCCTTTCGGTCCGAGGGACTACGATTACGGGATTTGATGAAGAGTCTTCTATTACGAAGAAACTCCGCAAACCAGAATCAGTCATTAAACCTCTTCTTGAAGGTGGTAAAATCTATCTACGCAAGGTGATGGACAATATCACAACGACCGAACAGAAAGCAACTGGTCGTATCAATACAGATACGATCCTTTTGAGAGTGGTAAAATGAGTGTAGAAGCATTCATGTGGGCTTGGATATACATGGGATATGTAGTGGGAACACTCTCGGTGTTGACACTACTATTCATTACAATCTATAATAAGGACAACAAATGACACATAAGGTAATCGAGTTTCCCAAGAGCAAGGTCGTCCGTGAAGTGCCAGAAGAGATTCATCTAGAACGGCAGGCTAAGGCTGATATGAAACAGGCTGATACCATCGTTGATGAGGTCGCTGGTCTTATGATTACAGAACTGGATAACTATTATGTGGATGTGACCAATAAACAGTTTGCCAAAGATATCATTCTGGTTGTGGATGCTCTAAAGGCCGCAGTCTATCGATCATATGGTATCGATCATCATCTTCATCCGTTTATCGATGACAACGTGAAACTAATTGAAGGTGATATTGATTCCTTATCAAAGGAAGAGATTAAGGAAAAGATCGAAAAGATTATGCTGGAACTTTCCGAAGCCAAAGATAAGATTGACAATGACAGTGAAGAGTGATATACTACATGTTCACTCAATAAAGGAAACATTATGTCTTACATGCTGATAGACCTTAACCAGGTTCTAATCTCAAATCTGATGCAGCATCTAAAGTTTGTGTCTAAGCAACATGAAATGAGCGAAGACCTTATTCGCCATATGTGTATCAACACCATCCGATCGAACGTAAAGCAGTTTCGGTCAAAGTATCCGAACATCATTCTTTGCTGTGACTCCAAGCACTATTGGCGTCGAGATGCCTTTGCTTTCTATAAGTCACAGCGTAAGCACGACCGAGAAGCATCTGGACTCGATTGGTCTATGATCTTTGACGTTCTTAATCGTCTCCGTGATGAACTCCGTGATAACTTTCCCTATAAGACTTTGAATGTTGAAGGTGCAGAGGCTGACGACGTGATTGCTGTATTGACGGCACGTCTGGCACCACATGCTCCTGTGCTTATTCTTTCGTCTGATAAGGACTTTGGTCAGTTACAGAAATATTCTAATGTTACCCAGTATTCACCTATTCTAAAGCGGTTCATCAAGATTGATGATCCGAAGCGTTTCGTGCGTGAGCATATTCTAAAGGGTGATCGTGGTGATGGCATTCCAAACTTTCTGTCACCTGACAACTGCTTTGCCGTTGGAGAAAGACAGAAACCGATAAATAGCAAGAAACTCAACGAGTGGGTTACGAAAGATGCCTCAGAGTTTTGCACTACGGACGTTCTTCTTCGTGGGTATAAGCGTAATCAAATGCTGGTTGATTTTGATTATATACCTGATGATATTCAGAGAAAGATCGTGGATGCCTACGAAGAAGCAAAACCAGCAAACAAAGAAAAAATGTTAAACTACTTTATCGATAAAGGTCTCAAGGTAATGATCGAATCGATAAGCGACTTTTGAGGATAAACCATGTCAATAAAAAATGTATATGAAGTGCTTGATGAATTTAGAAATGCAAAGACAAAACAGGATCGTCTAGATATTCTACGACGAAACAACTCCTATGCATTAAAGAATGTGTTAATGGGTGCATTAGATCCTAGAGTCAAGTTCACTGTAAAGAAAGTTCCAGAATATAATAAAGTAGATGTTCCTCCAGGTCTATCATATTCTCACATGACCGAGGCATTGTCTCGTGTCTATCTTTTCACTGAGGGCAATCCAAAACGTCCAGAAAATCTTACAGAGAAGAGAGCAACAGAATTACTACTCCAGTTACTGGAGTCATTAGAACCAAAAGAGGCTGAGGTGTTTGCTAATATGTTACAAAAAGACCTCAAGATTCCACATCTAACACCAAAACTAGTTAATGAAGCATTTCCTGGTCTTTTGCCAGAATAAAGGAGCAATAAGGGTATTAGAACATGAAGAACAAATCTCCTAGTCGCAAAATGGATCCTCTATATGCGGAACTATTCGAAGAGGACAACAAGTATGGTGGAAAGCGTATCGAGCGTCCACAGACAGACATAAGCAAAAAGCGTCCTCTTAGGAATTTAAAGAAAGCCTGGGAAGAGCATGTGGAAGACTTTGACGAAGTAGACGATTTTTACGAACACTGACCCTTGACATTCCAAGGTAACCGTATATAATGCATCCTATGAATGGGGAGAGCAGAGCGCCAGGTCTCATTCATTAAACCAAGTGAGGTATATTATGTCAAACGCTATCAATAGTCCGCTTGTTCAGTGGAAACACAAAATTGAGTCTATTAAGGACTTTTGGCTTCGTTCCACTTCTATTATATGTAATCCTATTTGGCAGAGGGCTGATACGGATGATGAAAAGAAGTTTACTGTCCATAAGTTATCAAAGCGTCAAAGCATCATTCAGGCTGTTCTTGATGGTGTTGATATTGGTGAAATCAAACTTTGCCTTTATAAGGGACAGCTATCGTCGGTCGACGGCGGCCATCGCAAGCGGGCGATCATTGCCTTTTTAAATAATGAGTTTAAACTGCATCCAACGAGTGAGTATGGTGGCGTTTTCTTTCGGGATCTACCAAAAGATGTGCAGGAATATTTTATGAACTATGATCTGCGTTTTGTTGAGTTTCCTGAACTCACCGATTCGCAAATCGGTAAGATGTTTCGCAGCACTAACACAACCACTCTTGTTAATCATCAAGAAATGCTGAATAGCTTTGGTCTAAATCCAATTGCTGTTCTAGTTCGCAACACTGTTCGGTATTTCAAGGAGTTAAAGAACAAGCCTCATCCCTTGTTTAAGTCTCATATCAAGTATGATAAGGATAACAATCCGGAGAAAGTTTACGAGTTTCTTTCGTTCAATAATAATCGTCTCTTTATCGAGGAGATTGTTGCTCGAATCCTATGTCGTATTACACATGGTGAAACTTTTGGTCTTGCCACTGACTCGATGCTGTATGAAATGTATGTGAAATACGGAGAGATTTGCACTCAGGATCCCAAGGTTCTTGAAACTCTTGAAAAGAAACTAAACAAGGCCCTGGACTTTTTGTTGTCAGTTGCTAAGTCTGCGCTTAACTATCGTGCAACAGGTCTAACACAGCGTCAGTTTTCTATGCTTATTCGTGTTTATTTTCATCTACTCGGTGAATATAAGACTTTTGACGTTCCAGACTATGACATCTTCTGGGAAGAGTTTGCTAATGCTATGCAGCAGTTTGAAGCGAAGAATCCCACTCGCACGGAGAGCTTCCGTGAAGGTGAAAAGGGTACTGGTAAGATCCGTGTTGTGGCAGAAGCCTTTAAAGGTTATATGGCTTTCGACCTTCCCTCTGTCTGGAAGATGGATAAAAGTCTAGAATGGTTCTTGGAAGAATTTAATCTTGATACTGCAGGAATCGTCATTCGTGATAAGAAGCGCTGCTTTACACGAGATGAAATTGAAACGGCACTTATAAGTCAGGGTTACAAGTGCTATGTTGATGGAAAGACTTTGACTATGAAGGACGCTGTCGGCGCTCATAAGAAAGCATGGTCAAAGGGTGGAAAGACAAGCACTAAGAATTTGGTTGCAGTTCGTTCCAAGTATAACAGTGAGTCAGGTTCACAAGATATCGATACCTACAAGTTGGCGATGGGATATTGATATAAGTCAATTGAGGTGGGGTTTAACGACCCCACCTTTTTCATATGTAAACACTCTACCATTTCTATAGACTATGGGTGCGACATCCTGTCGCATCGTTGACAATTAGGTTTACATTGACTCTTCCGTTCCACTATGCTATATTATGACCATGATCACAAAACGCAAAAAGCGGTCCGACCGCAACCACATAATCTACAGCTTGACCATAAAGGGTCAAGAATATATCGGCGTTACCCATGTCGAAAACGGCAAGGTTAACAAGTCTTTGGATCGCCGCTGGCGTAAGCATGTCGGCCGTGCCATGACCGAAGGTAAACTGTGGAAATTGTGCGTCGCCATTCGCAAGCATGGGCCTGACAATTTCACGGTCGGTGTTCTCGAAATAGTGCGGGGCAAGTCCGCTGCCCATATCCGTGAGCGTGAACTTATCCGTGAGCGTAAGCCTAGGCTTAACAGTGACGTTCGGTGAAGGTGCGACAATCTGTCCCATTTACATCTGTTCCGGCCTGTGCTAATATATACCCATAATCGTGAAAGGAAAGAATATGTCGAATACTCGCTTCACCCCTAAAAACCCCGACGGTAAAGATATTTCTCTCCGTCTCGCTGTCATTAACTATTTCGAACATGGTGGCAAGATTACCGTATGTAAACCTGGTCGTCGTTCAAAGGCTAATACATCGTTCCCTGCTATTCGTGGCACCGTAGCACATAGCGGTCATAAGGCTGTAGAACTTCGCCGTGCTGGTAAACTTTATACAAAGAAAGGTTAAAAATGTCCGATATCGTTCTCTTTGTCGTGCTATTCGGTGCGCCTATATCTCTGGCCCTTGTTGCTATTCTCTCGGAGGACTAATATGCAGGTATATGCTCTTATAATCGAGGCTTTCGGTGACGATGACCGTTTGATTGGCCTTTATTCTTCGGTTGATGCTGCCCGTGCCGCATATGCTGTATGGGAAGACCGTCCTTATTTTGAGTTCTATCGTATAGAACGCCGAGAACTGGATGGTGCTGCTTTTGAATGGGAGCCGTCGGCTATCGTATTTGAAAGCCACGCTGGCGTTGAATTGGAGGTCTAATCATGGTCGTTTATTATTCCCGTGAATGGTTGGCAGATGGTCGGGATCCTCATTGGGTCTACTGGTGGCAGGATTGCTCTTATTTTGCAGCCAAGGACTATGGATATTATTGGATTGTTCCTGGCACTCACGATGAATTTGAGGACTAAATGAAAAACGCTATTCATTTCGTCGGTTTTAAAGATGACCGTTACAATACGGCCATAAAGGTGTTCGGTAAACCCGACTTCATTCATAGAAAGTGGGATCGTCGGGCCCAGCGTGAAATCATGGAAGGCGATACTATTGTTTTCGCCAAAGGTGACGAAAGTCAGGCATTCGGTCCTAATGGTAATGATATCGACGAACACGCCTACGATGACTCGGCATTCTTCTAAGGAGAATAATATGATTGATAACTCAAAGACGGTTCAGTTTCTAGCACTCACGGTAATGTCACTGGCGTTGGTGTTCGGTGTGTATCTGATTTATCTTCTGGATGGAGGCATCTAATATGACCTTCTTCAAAATCTTTACTCCGATCTTTATGCTTATATGGCTCACAATCGCCGGAACAATAGTCTATACTGGTATGAAAGAACATAACCTTATGACGGCCTGTGCTGCCTCTGGTGATCCTAAGAGTAAAGAATGCTTCGAATATGGTGTATATATCGGTAACATTCGTGTTCTCAATCTGAATGTGCAGGACTAAATGAAGATATACATCCGCTTTGACGGCTATCCGCTTTATGCTTTTGTGTCGGAGTGGATGGTTGCTGTATATGTTCTATCAACCTTTATCGGTTGGTATGTTATCTCAAACTATGGACCTTGGAACAGTGAGGATCAAAATGGCTAATGTGAAGACCTATAACCTTTCGATTCACCTCAAAGGTAATCGCACTCTCACCTTTCGTGGTATTTCTCGTGTAGCGGTTGAACGATATCGCAAGCACTATGAAATCCAAATGGACTATCTTTCTGCATCAATAGAGGCACGATGAAACGCAAATCCAATCCCGTAGCAAAAGCACTCCGCAGTCCTATATGTAGACAGCGAATAGTCAAGTCCAAGTCT